ATGCAGCGGTTTTATTGTTTTCATGCAACGGTCAGCCCTTGTTTATTTCATAAAAAAGTCCAACATTTGTTCCAACATTTGTTCCAACACTTTTTTATGATAGAAGTTACTTTTTCATTAGATAATCCAAAGCGAGAAGTTTCAACGATCCGGGGATTTATTCGCTATGCCGGGAAAAGATATTCTTTCCCCACGGGGGAGAGCGTGAAAACGGCTTGCTTTTCCAAAGGGAAATGCCGGGAGTGTAAAGAGGCTCGTGCGATCAATAATAAACTCGTTGCAGTGGAGATTGCCATGAAAAACGCTATCCTGTATTATAAACAAGATTTCAAGGTTCCGGAGGCCGTTGATTTCCGGAAAAAGGTGGATCAATTCCTGACGGGTAATAATGCTATCGAAATAAAGCGCAAGGACAACGAATTTTTATCTTATGTAGATACGTATATAAAAACCTGTGATAAGTCCGTGGAAACGATAAAATCATACAAAACGGCATTAAATAGTCTGAGAGAATTTGAGAAAGTAAAAAAGAAGATATTTTCGTTCGATGATATTACTTTGAAGTTCGCGGAAGAGTATAGAAAATGGTTGTTGGATGCGGATTACTCCCGGAACTATATCGGGACGTTATTTAAAAATTTGAAATTTTTCATGAAACATGCCAGGGAAGTGGGGAAGTTACACGATAACACGGATTATGAAAAATTTAAAGTGGAAGCGGAGGTTGCGGACACGATTGCTTTGTCAGAGATTGAGCTTTTACGGCTTCATAGATTGGTGATTGATGAAGATTTGGTAAAGAGGGCCAGTAATGATGAACGATTGCATAACATTCGAGCCAGAATACGAGCTTGGGATAACGTGCGTAAAAAGTTTTTGATCGGGGCGTTCACTGCAATGCGAGTGTCAGACTTTAATCGTATACAAGATTATAATATTCAAGACGGGATTATAACGATATTACCCAAAAAAGGATCGTCCATCCGTAAGCCGGCACCTGTGAAAATACCTATGCACCCGGTGATACAAGAGATATTGGCATCGGGATTCGATTTGAGCTGTAAGGTTAGCGAACAATATTTGAATAAACAGATAAAGGTGTTATGTCGATTAGCTGGGATCGTTGGTGATACCGTTGTTTACCGGACAGAAGGAGGAGTGTTAAAAGAGTTCGTGAAGCAAAGATGGGAGCTTGTTTCGACACACACCGCACGACGTTCCGGAGCCACGAATTTTTATAAACAAGGAATTCCTAAACGATCAATCATGTTGCTCACCGGGCATAAGTCCGAGAAACAATTTGATGCATACGTGAAATTGTCAGCGGAGGAGAATGCCAGGGCGTTGATGGAGGATGATTACTTTAACAAGGATAAGGCGAACACGTCGAATGAGTGGATGCTTCGTCAAATTGAGAATGAAAATAATCCTAACTTTAAAGAGAGTTTTTAAACGCTCTTTTTTTACTTGTTGTGTTGGAATTTTGAGAAAAAAATTATTCCTTTGTTATATTTTAGGATAAGAAGTTTAGTTATGAATGAAAAGTTGCCAGCTAAAGTAGAAAATTGTCCAATTATTGATGCTTTGATTGAAATACGTTTTGAGACAACATTAGTTCGAAGTGCTGTTTTCGGCGTGATTTATAGTTCTATAATGGATGAATATCAAGGTAGAGTTATAAATTTACCTATATTGCAATTGCCTGAACAAATTAGAGATGTTGATCCTACTTTGAAGTTTAAACCCTTGTATCGTATCGAAGGAGATCGATTTATAGTGCAAATAGGGCCTGATGTATTATGTATTAGTTCAAAAATTCCTTACGTGGGGTGGAATGCTTTTGTTCGTCATTCTAGTAAAATTATTCATAAAATAATATCTTCTAATATTATAAAACGGGTTGTTCGTATTGGACATCGATATGTGAATTTTTTTGAAGGAGATATAACGGATCGTTTGACCTTGTCATTTTCAATGACAGAGGGATATGATGCTGAAAATATTTTGATCCGTTCAGAGGTCAAGGATGGGGAGTTCGTGGATACTCTTCAATATTCTAATAATGCAACTTATAAAGCGACTCAATCATCTTGCGAACAGCACGGATCTCTTATTGATATTGACGTGTTTAGGGAGTATGATGATAACTGTTTTATTTTTAATGTCGAAGAGGAAATAAATAAAGCACACTCGTGCGGGAAAAAATTATTTTTCTCTCTCTTGAAGCCTGTATTGTTGAATGATTTAAATCCAATCTATGATGAAAAATAATCGTTTGACTAATAGTAGTGGGACGGTAAAGGTTTTTATTGTTTCTGCATTATCTTGTTTAACATGGAGTAATGGGGAGGGATCACCTTATCAAGAAACTGTAGGTATATTGCCCTCTGAATATGCTGTTTGTGTGAATGTTCCTCCATTTGAGAGTTATATTGTAAATAATTCTCCGGTATCGAATGAAACAGTTCCAGTTGATTCTAGTGTTGAAGACTTTGCAGTTTTAACTTCATTTGCGGAAAGAATATTAGGAAATACTGTTCCTATGGATGCTAAAATTCAAGAAGTTATAAATGATTATTTTTGGGATATGTTATGATTCCGGAAGATGATTTGAAAAGATATTTACCTAAGTACCTTTCTGCTGAAAATTATGAAATGCTTTTGCAAGAGTTAAGAGCATTTCCAGATAATATTGATGATAGGATGTATACTTTTAGTCTTGAACAGAATATTTTGTTTCAAGGTGATGGCCTTAAAGAATTGCCTTTTGTTGATATTGTGAATTTCGGGAAAGGTGTTAAAAATATTCCATGTTTAGTATTATCTAATACTTGTGATATGGATATTGCTAATAAACGTTTATTTCCAGCTGCTATGATGTATACTCCGATCGTGAATTTAGAGCGACATATTCAGGTATTAAGAGATAAGGGTGTTACTGATGATGCAATTAAAAATCATATTTCAGACATCAAAAAACAAAAATCTACCCAAATTATGTTTCTTCCTAAGAATAAAAATATAGAAGATTCTATAATATTTCTGGATAGAATTTTACATATAGATTGCCGATCTGTAAATAGAGATACGTTGAAAGAGCAGCGATTGTTTTCATTAAGTGATTATGGTTTTTATTTGTTGATATTTAAGTTGTCTGTCCATTTTTCAAGAATCCAAGAGAAGGTAGATCGAAGAGCGTGAAAATGAATCTTTCATGAAAGTTATAATATATATGTATTATGTTTATCTTTTTATTGTATTTTGTGAATATCTTTATGAAAAATGATTGATAGTTTAAATCGATGGTTCCGAAAATATTGAACGAGGAAAAACGCTAACGAAATGACATAAAGTGGCCTTGTATTATTTCTTTAAATATTATGAGGAGGCAAATTTTGAAGGAAGTAAATGTTGATTGACCTCGGTTAGATTCAGAGGTTTTTTCTTTGAAAGACTTGATATCACAATCTGTGATCTTGCAGGTATTTATTTGTTTTAGAAAGGATAATTCTATGTATGGAATGATATATAGAAACTATCTATATTGATTTAACGTTATACATTGTTATAATGTTGTTATAACAATGTATATTTGCAACGAGTTCATTCTCCAATGGGAGGAAGGAAATCGAAAAGCGATGGTTCATTGTAGCCATCGCTTTTTGTTAATATATTTCTGGCAGTTTTCTTTTGATTTTGTTTTCTATTTTTTTCTTGTTATTGCCTTCTATATAATACGCTGTTAATAGATAGTAAAAATCATTCTTTTTGGGTTCTAGTATGATTACGTAAGATTCATCCCTATCGTATATGTAAGTTCTAACGCTGTGTTTATCATTTACAGAGAAAACTGTGATAGCTTCAGGTGTTTTTTCTGATAAATGGTGTTTGATCCAGTGTATTCGGATGGAACGTTCTCGGTCAAATCCTCTATGCTTTTCCTCATTTTCTGTTTTTGTGGTTAAATGATTGAATAATATTTCCATTGTGTCCATACCTTCTTGACTAGTTGGATGTACATTTTTGTTTCGGAATTGATTCGTGTGGTTAATGAAGTCTCTTTTAAATATCCTTGAAAGAGAGAGTTTCCTTTCTCTTTCATTCATTGCATCTATCTCAAGTAGACTATTGTATTTTTTCATTAAGTTGAAAGGCATATCAAATATTTATTCGGAAGATATTGAATTTTGTTGCAGACAAAGGAGAGGTTTCTGTTAAGCTTACCCCACAGACATTCGCAATTTTATCTATTATTTTGCATTTGGGTAAAGATTGTTTGTCTTTGTTATTTAGATTGTAAGCAAGAGCACCAATCAATAAGTCGCATATTTGTAAGAAAACAATTTCATGGGAACGAACGTGTTGTATTCCATTTATGATTCCCATTTGTACGTTAAGAATTTTTTTTAACTCGTTTATCCTGTATGTGCTAAGGTCGTCTTTTATGTCAAGGTAGATGTTGTATTTACAATTTGCATACAGAAGATGGTAAATCAATTGATAGTACATCTTGTAATAGAACTTGTCATAGTCGTGGTCGCATTTATCGGGCGTATACTTGAACTTGTCAACAAGGATTGCACGAAATCGAATGTCTATCTTGTCAAAGAAGAAGTCTATGACATCAGAATAAAAAGGATAATTCCATTTATCTAATTTGGTCCATTTTATTTCGTAGTAATTTTTATGTTTGTCTCTTAGTTGTTTTAATTCTTCCTTGTATCTATTTATTTTTTTGTAAGGAATAGATACGTATCCTAATACCATAAATTGTTGTTCTCTATTATTTAGATGACAACTTTCGTCGCAATAATAATTGTGTGTGAATTCATTCATGATGTTCTTAGTTTTTCTGTAAATTTATTTATTGGTATTAAGAAAGTGATTGAATAACCTATCTGATCGGCCTGCACATAGAATGTTTTATCTACTCAAGAAGTGTTGATGTTATTTTGTAATATATTTTAAACCCTTGTTGGGTATTAAGGTCGTGAATTTGTGCATGAAATCCCATGATAGCCTGTATGAACTTCCTTTTTTATATTCAATTTTATTCCATGATGGTGTTACTACCACCCCTCCGATTACGGCACCCCCATGCGTGATGAATTTTCCAGAGAGGGTTGTAATGATTGTGTCTGCTCTTGATGTTATCGTGAACATTAATTTTGCATTTATGTATTTAATTCCATGTGGGCCAGTTGTGATGAAAAAAGCTGAACTATCTATTTTTTCGGGTTCTATCCCTTCTTGTAATAGAATTTTTACAATTTCGTTTAAGGCTTCTTGTCGGGTTTTGTATGTTGTTGTTAATTCGATTGTGTTCGATTTTTTCGGTATTCCTAATTTTTGATCTTTTTTGTTTTGCCCTGAGCTGGTTGCTACAATTAGACACGTTAAGCTAATAAATAGTAATTTTCTCATGATCTTCCCTCGTTTATTATTGGTGTTGTGTAAATCTGCTATCTTATCGGCTTGTATATAGAATATTTTACCTTGTACATTCTGCGAATTTCCTCTGTTTCGTTGGATAAAGGATTTTTCCCTCCCAGTTCGTTGTCGGATCATAGAACGAGTTTTCCGTTTGCCAGTTCGTTGTCCTTGATCCGTTTTATCACGACCATGTTCCCGAAAGTGTCCCTCTTTTGTTTTATGCGTTTATAATTGCATACTCTTCGTAGGCTTCTTCAATTTGTTCCTGTGATAAATCAAAAGGGATGGTGACTTTCCCATACCAATATTTACCACTTGGGTTATATTGGACAAATCCAAAAGCGGTATGGGTTCCTTTGTTTTTCTTGATTAATGTAGAGTGTAATTCTTGATTACCTCCCGGGCAATAACCAAGATGTAAGCCTTTTTCATTGAATACGGAAATTGCGAATGGATCGTATTGATTATTTTTTTCTGCTTTCACGTATCCATAAAATACGCCTGATCTCAATTTTCGATTAAACTTCCTAAAATTCATCCCTTTGATGTTATATTCCGTGAGATGAGTGTATTTCGGTGTAAAGTTACTACCTGTTGTGATAGAAACAGGAATAGGGGGTGTTTTTCTTCTTTTCTTTTTAAGAAATGCAATATACACCAAATAGATAATAATACCCCATGTAATAAGTCCAACAAGAATATCCATAATTTAGCGGATTGGTTTATAAATAGAATATTTTACTTTATACATTCGACGAATTTCCTCTGTTTCGTTGGATAAGGTGATTTTCCCTCCCAGTTCGTTGTCGGACCATAGAACGAGTTTTCCGTTTGCCAGTTCGTTGTCCTTGATACGTTTTATCACGACCATGTTCCCGAAAGCGACAACGACAACGCCTGTCGTGAATTTCCAGTTTGCCGGGTCAATTATTTCGCACAGGACTTGTTCCCCGGACACGAGGGTCGGTTCCATGCTATCCCCGTCAACCTCGAAAATTTTCGCTTTCTCGTATTTTATTCCCGGGCGTTTACGGATTTTAATAGTTTCAACCTCGTTCACGTTTGAATCAAAATACGTTTCCGCGAAACTTGCCCGGGCATGAAGTGGCACGAACGGGACTTCTATCCAGTCGGAATTCTCTACTTCCACGGGATGAACGTTCGAAACGTTGCCGGATAAAGTGAACGTGTTATCTCCTTTCCCTTCTAAAAGCCATTCTTTATTTATGTTGAATATTTCAATGAATTTTTGTGCGAAATGTGGTAACAAGAATGTTTTCCCTCTTCGAATTTCAGATACGAGAGAGGTGGACGCGCCTATTTTATTGGCAACTTCCGAATATGATGTACCCTGAATTTTTAGTTGTTCCAGTGCTATAAGGAAACGTTGGGTTACTTCACTTTTGTTGTATTTTGATTGTAATGTGATCCCTTGGTGATGTTCTGGCAATGTTTTGTTTGTATCGTAAGGTGTACTATCAGTGTTATCGGTTAGGGAGAGAATGAACGAGTTTTTGGTTGACTGGTTTAAAAACATTTCTCCTATTCCTTCTCTTAACCATGTGGGATTTACATGAAAAGTATTACAAAGTAATGATATATTTCGATCTGTAAGTTCCCTTCGTCCTGTTTCTATTGCAGAATACGAGGCTTGTTTTATCATTAATATTTGAGATAACTCTTTCTGTGTCAATGATAAATTTTCTCGCAATAGTTTTAGTCTATATCTTATTTCATCCATATAAATATTATTTACAATAAAATATGTCTTTGTAGTACTATTTATATAGCAAAGAAATATATCTTTGTAAAAAGTAATCAAAGCAAAGTCAAACGTATCGTTTGCGATAGCAAACATACGAAGAAAAGTAAAGCAACACAAACAAAAACAAGAAAATACCCTAAACGGGGTACGTGTAAAAAATGAGTTATGGAGAAAAAATCGACACACGAGATCAGGATTATTCACAATCATTACAAGACAGAGTTACCGCAATCGACTTTCATGATAGAACGAATAATCATGAGTGATGGCGTGGAAATTTACAGGGATATTCAGTCCGTGGATATGTACACGAAGGACCAATCTTCTATTTTCAGTCAGTTTGAGAATTGGATAGATGACAATGTATCACTTGAAGAGTGTCAAGGCCGAAAGAATGCTACAACTAAGTTCTGTAATCTCTTTCATACGGTCTTTAAACGAAGGGGAAAGCTCTTTAGAAAGAGATTGAATTTCAAGGTTTAGTTTTTCGATATTATTTTTTAATAATTCTTCTTGAGCATGAAAACCACCATAGCGGACAAGATCAAAGGCTTCAACGGTAAGTGTAATAAGCATTTCTCCACCCTTGAATTTGCGGAGCTTTATCAAATTAAGTCGTGCAAAGTAGTCAAGGATAGCGATATATGTTTCCATGTCGATATTGAGTTTATTACCTTCTTCTTCTGCGAATGCTTGTACTCGTATGGAATTCAAATCTGTGAGGTCCTTCAATATTTGGTCTTTCAGTTCCGTGGTGATCATGGCTATATATTTTTTGCAAACATAGGAATTAATGCAGAAAAGTACAAGTAAAAAGGAGTGATATGGAAGGTATGACAGATAAACAATTGAGGTTGGCTTGTTTGAAGTTGATAGAAAAGCCGAATGGAACTTATAACGTGTGTGATGCTATTATTGCGGCTTCAATGTTGGTTAGTTATGTGGAAACAGGTATGATGCCCGTATGCGGTTTCCAACGCAAATCAGTGAAAGAGGCTGTCGACGAGGTTTACAAAATCCTTGAGGAAAGAAAAGATAGTTCCGGTGATTTGGGTGAAGGTAATAATGCGGAAACAGAATCAGTTGAAAGCGGAAAGATAAGAAACTCTTTTTTGAATCAATTGAGAATTCTAGGGAAAGGACCTATTTTTCCCCGACGGCTACGCACGATTTTTAGTGACGAAGAGTATTGATTCATATTAGGTTAATATTTCTTATACAAGAAAAATACATGAGATGACTATAACGGTAGTGCCAGTTGCAACGAGTGATATTAGGTATTTCGAGCAAGCTTGTAAGGAGGTCAAGGTTCGATATTACAAGTTATCTGGAGATGACGTGGAAACGAAATACCGGATCGTGCATAGGTTGGTTAGTACTCTCTTTTTACTTGGTTGGTTGACGGCAAAGTACAAATATTCAAAATAAAGAACATGGAACGAACAGGAATATATCAAATCACGGGTGAAGACTTGTTCCGGATAGCGGATCAGTTGATGGTTGACAGGTGTAAGCATATCGAGATTCCTAGCAAGGTGGCTGCCAACATACTGAAAATATCAGTCTCGACCTTGTGCCGGTGGCGAGAGGCCGGGTTCGTGAAAGCTGTGAACGAGGTGAAAGAAGGTGGCGCGATGATATTTCGTTTGTCCGATATTTTAACGCTAGATAAAGCGAAAGTTCAATCCGAGTACAGGTTATTACATAAATAACATGGCAAAAAGAGAGAAGAAATATAACATGGATCGGGATTTCTTGAAGGAAATGTTGTCCCAGCCTTTTTATAACGAGAAAAGAATCCCGGGGTATAACCACGTGACGGGACAGCTAGATAGTAAACAGATGCCCGCCAAGAAGGGTGTGAAAGAATATAATGTTGATTTAAATACTTACTTGTTATGCCAGTAGTGAAACAAGAGAATTGGTTAGATTTTTTACCAAGGGGAACGAAAAAGAAACTCGCCGATAAATACGGGGTCACGACAACAGCCGTGACGTATATCCTGCGTAGGGAGGATATTTTGAATCACCCGGAAATGGTGAAGGAGGCCAGGGAAATAGCGATCGCTAAAATGGAAGAATGTCGTGAACACGCTAACGCCTTGAGTCATGCAACGTCTGAGTAAAAGACAAAACGAGATAGCCGGGCTTTTGTCTCTCGGTTACTCGGAAAAGGAGATCGCCTCCCGGCTGAACGTGAGCGTGGACACGGTTCACACTCACAAGAAGAATATTTTCAGGGTGTTGGGTGTTCGAAGTGTCGTTGATTTGGCGCGAGAGATTATTTCCAGGGTGACGGGAATGAATGTTTCCCGGTTGATCCGGGAGAACGTGATAGAGCCTAATGCCTACCGGGTAACGCTGATGCTCGTGTTTTTATCGTTGCAATTTGTCGCTATGAATGCCGATTTCGATTACAGGCGGACCCGGTTTTCTGTAAGAACTGTAAAAGTAGCAAGGGGTAGGAGGGTAGAGGAATGAAAACGAGTGAATAATGGCAAGACCGAATAAAAAAGGACTGGATTATTTTCCTGTTGATGTTGACATGTTCGAGAGGGACGATGTCGCATTGATAACATCAGAATTTGGTGCGAAGGCTGATTCTGTCCTTATCCGGTTGCTTTGTAGGATTTATAAAAATGGATACTGGTGTAAATGGGGTGACGATGAATGTTCGCTTTTTTGCAAGCTAGCGGGTGGCATCTTTGTCCCGAATCACGTGAAAGAAATTGTCGCCGGGTGTGTTAGGCGGTCGATATTTGATAAATCGGTCTTTAACATGTTTGGCGTGCTTACTTCTAAAGAAATCCAGGAAAAATACCTGCGGGCAACGTTGGAAAGGAAAGAAGTGGAGATCGTGGCGGATTACTGGTTGTTGGACATGCCGGAGGGAGACAAGTTTAGCGTTTTTGATGTCAATGGGAATTGTATTAAAAAAATTAATCGACCGAATAACTCGATTAATCGGTCGAATAACTCGAAAAATGATAGCGATGGAAAAGGAGAAATTTTGGAATTCGGGGTAAATCGACCGAATAACGAGGTTAATCGGTCGAATAACCCGATTAATCGACCGATTAATTCACAAAGTAAAGTAAATAGTATTTATACTAAATACTCTTTCGGTGAATTCTGGGATTTGTATGACAAGAAAAGGGGGGATAAGGGGAAAATAGAGAGGAAATGGATGAAATTGTCTGAAAGGGAGAGAGAGGCGATAATGAAATATATCCCCTTGTACAAGGAGGCTCAACCGGACAAGAAGTTCCGTAAAGATCCTGATACTTTTTTGAACAACAAGAGTTGGAATGACGAATTAATTTACGAGAATAATGGACGACAACAAAAGCAAGCGCAAGCAGTCGACATCGGAAAATATTGACATGTCGTACGACAAGAATGCCGAGGAAATTGTTTTGGGAGGTGTTCTTGGCTTGGAAGGGGCGATTAATGACGTGATCACGATACTGACCCCCGAGATGTTTTACATGAAACGAAACCGGATCGTTTACGAGGCAGTGTTAGCGTTGGAAAAGGATAACGATCCCGTTGATATAATCACCGTTTCCGACAAGTTACGTTCTCTAGGGAAACTCGAAGAAGCGGGAAATTATCATTTCCTGGTGACCTTGACGAATCGGGTAGCCGAGGCCGTTAGATTACCTTTTTACGCTAGAATCATAAAACAGAAATTCGTGCAGAGAGAACTGGCTTGTTTCGGGATGGAGCTGGCACGAATGGCGATGGATGACACGGTGGATGTGGAGAACACGTTGACTTTCGCCTCTAACGGGGTGGATAAGATAACCGGGGCGTTGGCCAGTGACGGGCGGATGAATCACGTGCGGAAAGCCGTGGAAGATGCCTTGAACGAGGCCGCCACGCGTGAACAACAGGCGAAAAGGGGGGTGATTTCCGGTGTCCCGTCCGGGTTGAAAAGTTTGGATGATATATTGCACGGTTTTAAACCCTCTGACTTGGTTATTATCGCTGGGCGTCCCGGGTCCGGTAAAACGAGCGTGTTCTTGAAGATTGCCAAGTCGGCGGCGTTAAGGAATAAACATGCTTGCTTGTACTCGTTGGAAATGTCCGCTTCGAGCCTGGCGGATCGCTTGATATTGTCAGAGACGGAGGTGAGCGCGGAACGTTACGCTTCCGGGTTCCTGCGGCGGGAGGATTGGGGAGAGATCATGGGGGCGAAAGAGCGTCTTTCAAGGTTGCCGATTTACGTTGATGATAACCCGATGGCTTCAATGAATTACATCAAGGCACATTGTCGAAAGATGCACAAGAAGGGGGCGTGTGATATTATCTTGATTGATTACTTGCAACTTGCCGATTTAAGCACGGGGGAGAAGGGTAGGAATCGAGAATACGAGGTGGCACAGGCGAGCCGACAAGCCAAAATCATGGCGAAAGAGTTGAACGTTCCCGTTATCCTGTTATCCCAGTTAAACCGTTCATGCGAGGAACGAGTGGATAAAAAACCGCAATTATCAGATTTGAGGGAGTCGGGGGCGATCGAACAAGATGCTGATAAGGTGATCCTTGTTTACAGGCCGGAGTATTACGGGTTGAAATCGGAGGGGGAACCGATCCGGGGAAAAGGGTCCTTGTTGGTTGTCAAGCATAGGAACGGGCGCACCGGGGAAGCGAAATTCGGGTATAACGAGAGTTTAACGAAATTGTTTGATTTGAAATGATCGAGTTAATAAATCCTTCAGGGGAGCGGAAGCTTATGAACGCTACCGAGTACGTGGAGTTGTTGAATAAATACGTGAAAACGAAGTCTTTCAAGGAATGGAGTGATCGCCGGAACATAGCCGGGGTGATCAAGCTGGGGGGAGAGATGAAGGTGAGCGGGTCAGCGGTTGAGATGTTCTTGAGAGAGAGCGGGTACGTGATAAGCATGATAAAAGGATAAAACGAGACAAGCATGAAGACACGACCAATGACACACGCTTCTCTTTGTACCGGTATCGGTGCCTGTGAACTCGCAGCCACTTGGATGGGGTGGGAAAACTTGTTTAGCTGCGAGATCGACGAGTTCTGCAACAAAGTATTAAAATATCATTACCCTAACGCGATACGCTATGGAAACATATTCGAGCAAGATTTCAGAGAATGGAGGGGACGAGTTGATGTCCTCACGGCAGGATTCCCTTGTCAAGTCTACAGCCTGGCAGGAAAGAGACTTGGAGATAAAGATGACCGTTACCTCTGGCCGCAAGTGCTTCGTGTCATCGAAGAGATTAGACCCACTTGGTTTATTGGTGAAAACGTTGCTGGAATCCTCTCGATGGTACTCACCGGCGAGGAGGTTAAGGTGGGAAGTTACACGGACGTTTGCGGGGAGAGTTACTCGATACACGAGACCCGACAAGTCCACGCTGTCGAGCAGATCAAGCGAGACCTCGCGTCAATCGGATATTCCCTCCAGCCAGTTGTTATACCGGCTTGTGCCGTCGGAGCGCCCCACAGAAGAGACAGGGTATGGTTTATTGCTACCAACACCGATGGCGCAGGATTACCGGAGACGAGGTCCGAACAGCGAGCAGCAGGGATTGCCGGAGATGGCTTACAACGGGATGTTGCCAACCCCAACGGCTATAGATTCAGGATCAGGGAGAATAAACAAAAGCATATCACCGAATGCCAAGGAGAGACCAACGATCGCTCTTGCCGCAAAGATGGGATTACTTCCCACTCCCAACGCGTCAGAAGCGACAAAGTACACGAAAACTTACAACCCGAACAGCCAGATGGGAAAGGGATTACACTCGTTAGCAGTGAACGGTTTACTGCCGACACCGAAAGTACAGGAATCAAGGGGGAACGTGACAAAGGACAGGGGGAAATTCAATTTAACAGACGAGATTTGCAAAGTGTTAGACCTCGCTGGCAAAACTTCCCTACAACTGAACCCGCTATTCGTCGAGGAGATGATGGGATTTCCGGAAGACTATCTGGTATTACCTTTTCAAGATGGCGACAAGAATCGATAAAGGCTCTAGGCAATTCAATGGTCCCGCAAGTGGTTCACGAGATTTTTAAAGCGATAGAAAGCGTGGATAGTTTCGTATGATAAAACAGGAAAAATGAAAGCGTTAAGTGACAAGATATTTAATTCAATATGCTTTCTTCGAAAAATGGAGAAAATGGCGTTACAATACTCCCCGGATGGTTTTCACGTGGCGTTCAGTGGAGGAAAAGATTCCCAGGTGATTCACGAATTGTGCCGGATGGCACACGTGAAATTCAAGGCGTACTTTTACCAAACCTCGGTTGATCCACCGGAACTGTTGCGGTTTATCCGAACCAACTACCCTGGTGTTGCATGGTTAAAACCGGAGAAAACCATGTTCCAGCTCATCCTGCAAAAGAAGATGTTACCCCTCCGGAACCGCCGGTATTGTTGCGAGGTTATAAAGGAGCGTAGGGGATTAAACGAGGTCGTCGTGATTGGAATCCGGAAGGAAGAGAGTAAGCGCAGGGCGAAAAGGAAGGTGTTCACGAATGATTGCAAGCTCGGTTGTAACAAGCCGTTGCTTTCAATTATTCTTGATTGGACGACCTCTGACGTTTTCGAGTTCCTTGAAAAAAGACATTTGCCAGTTAGTGAGTTGTACAAGAAAATGGATCGAATCGGCTGCATAGGTTGCCCGATGAATTGCAAAAGTCAAAGGAAAGAGTTACGAATGTATCCCAATCACCGAAAAGCGTACGTGAACACGATAGAAAAATTACGTGAAGAATTCGGGAAATACCTAGAATTCGATTCGGCGGAAGATGCTTTTAGCTGGTGGTGTTCCGGGATAAGCAAGAAAAAATATCTGGCGGATAAAAAGCAGTTGAAATTCCCGTACTGGGACGAAGTGGTATTGACTGAGATAATTTGAATGATGGAAACCTTGGAAACATACACGAGAATAGTGATCTGCCCCCGTTGCGAGGGTTGGGGGTACACGAGGGAATGGAACGATAGAGAACGAGGGTACGATCAGGTGGTTTGTACCACGTGTGGGGGATTGAGAGTTTTGGAAAAGATAGTCAGTGTTGAATTTAAAAAGATAGAACATGCCAGAAAGACCGAAATCTCTTCCACGGCCTTGGAAACCCAAGGCCCGGGAGAATGACAAAATGCAACATCGTCCCCGTAGCCATGACTTGTATCACACTGCCCGCTGGACGAGGGAGAGTCGAGAGTTTAGAAAAAAATGCCCGTTGTGCGTTAAATGTCAACAAGAGGGGATGATAACACCAGCGGAAGTCGTGGACCACGTTATCCCGTTTCCCCTGTGTGATTTTTGGGATAAGACGAACTGGCAATCTTTATGCCGGAAGCATAACATCGAGAAAGGTAACAAGGATAAAAGATTATTGCATGAAAGAGGTATTAATGAAAATCATAGAGAGAATCCAACATGAACGGGTTTTAAACAAGCAAACACCTGACCACGTGTTACTGGTGAAAGATATTTTGTTCCCGTTGCGTTTGGCGGCGATTGAAGCGTTAGAAGAACTTGAGAGGGAAGGGAAAATAAGCCACGCACGAACCATTAACGATGAAGCGTACTTGATAAATGAAAGCGATCAGTGAACTAGTGGGTGAATTTTTGGGAGAACAGGACGTGAACCTGTTGAGTCGTGGAACTTACAAGTGCGCGATCAATCAATTTTTAATATGGGTTACCGTGTCGAAACTTGATTTCTGGAAGATCAAGAAGTTCAATATTATCCAGTATAAAGATCACTTGTTAAAGTCCGGGAAATCCTTGTACACCGTTGATTTGTACATGACCGTGGTGCGTAAATTGTTCCAGTGGCTAGAGGATCGGGGATTAACAACCAACGTGGCTTCAGGCGTTCGATCTCCCAAGAAACGTAACGATTTTAGAAAGGGTTACTTGAAGATCGAGCAGGTAAAGAAGTTGCTCGATTCAATTGATCAAGGTTCTATCATCGGGAAACGAGACTTCGCCATGATCTCGCTCATGGTCCGTGCTGGATTCCGGCGGGTGGAAATATGTAGAATGACGGTTGGTGACGTGAAGAACGAGGAACAGGTCACGATACGTTTACAGCGAAAGGGACACCTGGAGAAAGACGTGGAGGTCGGGATCACGAGTAAGATGCTGGAAGCCATTCATGACTACATCGTTTGCCGTGGTGATATAACCGAGTCTGATTACTTGTTTGTTTCTCACGCCCGGGGGTACAAGGAAGCCAAGCTAAACCCGGTGATGGTGTCCCGGATCGTGAAGAGACGATTGCGGGAGATAGGTTTGGATAGCAAGTTCCTCACTTGTCATTCTCTCCGTCACACCGCGGCAATTCTTTCCTTGAAAGCCGGGGCCACGATCTATGACGTGCAGCAAATGTTAGGTCACGTTAGCATCGAAACCACTAAAATTTATTTAAGGGCCATAGAGGAAGAAACGAGGATAAACAACAGGGCAGTTCACACGCTTGACGAACTGTTCTAAGAAAGCTTTAAACGATTAAAAAACGGGATAAAAACAGGAGCGAAACAGGTTAATGTGCAATAAAGAAATAATTTAGTGAACATTAATTTTGCTATCTCGACATTGCAAAATGACACTTTTGGGGTATTTGAAGGGGGAAAAATAGATAAAATTGTTAAGTGATTGAAATAAAGCATATTAATAAAATTGTGATAAAATTGGAGGGGAAGGGGGGTATAAATCTCTATGGCAAAAATCTGTAAGACCACACCCCCAGTTAACTTGACACGCGTGCAAAATCAAGGATTTTTAAATAGGAGGTAAACATGGGAAAAGGAAGAAAACCAATATCGAACGCTTTGAAAAAATTGAAAGGGACAGATCAACCGTGCCGGATGCGGGAGGAAATAACATTCGACAAGATAACCGAAATCCCGAGCCCGCCATCTTACTTGTGCGCGGAGGCAAAAAAAGTTTTCAAAATTACCGCTCAACAACTGGCGGACAAGGGAATCCTTGATGTCGTGAACATTAACACGGTTCTCTTGTACGCTAGCGAGATGGGGAAATACATCGAGACGGAAAAAGAATTAAAAAAGAAAGGGCGGATGATAGAATTGCACGATGAAGATGGGATTCTAGTGAAAGCGACTCGCAACCCGCTGGATCGGATGGCCAGCGAGTACCTGGCAAATGCCACCCGGTTAGCTAGCGAGTTAGGGATTACCCCGGCTTCCGCTTCCCGGGTAAAAATTAGTGGTAAAAGGGAGGAGGGAGACGAGTTTGATAAATTCATGAAAAATTTTGGAGATGGCGAGAGGTAAGGAGTATATAAGGAAAATGAACGAGTACGTGGATGACGTTTTGTCCGGGACAAGGAAGGCCGGAAGACTTGAAATCAAGGCCGTCGAACGTCACGTGAACGACTTGAGATACGCCGTCGAAAAGGGGATATTCTGGGACGAGAGGGCCGCGATGAAAGCGTTAGAGTTTTTTTCCTTGTTGCGGCATTACAAGGGGAAATGGGCGGGGACTGAATTCGAGCTGGAAGGTTGGCAGTGTTTCGTGGTGGCTTCTATTTTTGGATGGAAAAAGGCGGGAGGGGTGCGGCGTTTTAACGTGGGCTATTTAGAAGTGTCTCGTAAAAACGGTAAAACCCAGCTTGCCGCGGCGATCGGGTTAATCATGTTGCTTGTAGACGGGGAATTCGGGGCGGAGGTGTACAGCGCGGCGGTGGATAAAGATCAGGCCTCGATTTGTTGGAGCGCGGCGGGTGCAATGATACAACAATCCCCGGTTTTGAAAAAGAGGGCGTTGGTTAGTAAAAAATCGATCGTGGTCGAGAACACGATGTCGGTTTTCAAGGCTTTTTCCAGGGACACGAATAACAAGGATGGTTTCAACCCGAGTTGTGGGATATGCGACGAGGTCCACGCCTGGACAACATTCGATATTTATGACGTTATAGAATCGGGTATGGGGGCGAGAACCCAGCCGTTAATATTCATGACAACCACGGCAGGGTTGAATTTAAGTCTACCGTGTTACGATAAAAGACGTGTATACATAGAGATTCTTGACGGGATCAAGGAACAGGATGACACGTTTATTTTGATTTTCTCGCTTGACGAGAAAGATGATTGGAAAGATCCCGAAACATGGGTGAAGGCATGCCCGAATCTTGGAGTGTCAGTGAACATGGATTACATGGAACGTCGATTGAAAGCGGCCATGAATGACCCTTCAAAAGAAGTCGAGTTTAAAACGAAGAATTTGAACTTGTGGGTGGATGCCCCAACTGTATGGATCAGTGACGAGATTATAATGGCTAATAATCACGGGACTCTTGATGATACTTTGTTTGGGGAGGAATGTTACGGTGGGCTTGATTTAGCCTCGACCGGGGACATAAACGCTTTAGCGTTGTTCTTTCCAGGTTTGCCCCATAACCCGGTGAAGATGTTCTTCTGGATACCCGAGGCGAAAATGATAGAGAAAGAGGACAAGGTGAATTACAGGGTTTGGGTAGATCAAGGGTATATCACGACCACGTTAGGTAATATAATAGACACTGAATTCTTGAAAGAAGATATTGAATTGATTCTTCGGGGGTATGACGTGAAAAATCTCTCTTACGATCCATTCCTGGCAGCTAACGGCGTGATACAACATTTAGGTGACCGGGGATATTACGACGTGATGGACGAATTGCCCCAGCGGATCACGACCTTGTCGCAGCCCACGAAGGAATTACAAAGAATGTTGCTTTCCAAAGCAATGGATTTAATGAACAATCCTGTATTGCGCTGGATGTTCCGGAACGTGTTTATTTACACCGATCCAAACTTGAATATACGGATTGACAAGAAACGATCCTCGGAAAAGGTGGACGGGTGTGCGGCCTTGGTTAACGCCGTGGCTGGTTACATGTCCCGAACACTCGCCGATAAATCCAGTCAAATGTACAAGAGCCACGGGCTTCGGACTATAAAATTGTGACTCATGGAAAATAAAACAAAAAATACAGAAGAGATCACTCCTCGTGTTTTAAAAATGACCACGAAACGGGGATTTATCGAGTTATTTAACGAGGAATTGTACAAGGAAATGCGTAAGGGAAAAGGGGGAAAGACCCAGGAAGAAATCTACGAGGGGCTTGAAACGGAATACATGAGGTCGTTTAAACGCCGTCGTTACACTTCCTTCAATAGTTTTAGGCGAAGAAAAGACGCGTGAGGTGAAGAAACGCGACATTGTCGCGTTGATTGATTGTAAAAACTGTCGTTTCTTTGTTGAAATATTACATGAAAATGCAGTTTTTACAATTATTATCGAAAATTGGACTTCAAAAAAGGAACGTGGAAGTTAAACCAGCCAGTGACTGGAAGCCTTCTTTTGTTCCCGACTTGAAAGGTGTGGACGTGAATAACGACACGGCTTTACGTTTTACAGCCGTGTTCGCTGCCATGAGGATTCGTAGCGAGAACATAGCGTCCTTGCCTAAATCTGTTTTGAAAGAAACAGCCTCCGGTAAAGAGATAGCGGTAAATCATCCGGTACATGATATTTTGCATAAAAGACCCAACGGGTACCAGGATGTTTTCACGTTCTGGGCTTTTTTGAATAATTGTCTTGATGGTTGGGGAAACGCTTACGTGATAATTAACCGGGATTCTTACGGGGACGTGTCTTCCTTGTTCCCGGTTCACCCGTCCCGGGTTGTTCCCGGTTTGTATCGTGGTGTAAAGTATTACAAGATTTCCGGGAATGATGGCTTACAAGGTGTTTATAATGATTCAGAGATTTGTCATTTCATGTTGTTCTCGATAGATGGTGTGAAAGGTATAAACCCGATCGTGTATAACGCTGAAGCGATCGGTAACGGGATGGCTGCAACAAGGTTTGGAACGGAATTCTTTGAAAAAGGGGGAAATATAAAGTCGGTTCTCGAAACGGATGGGAGTCTAGGGGATAAGGAGTATAACAATTTCATGAGACATTACACGGAATCCGCTAAAAATTTTGAAACCCCGCTGCTCGAATACGGGATCAAGTTAAAGCAACTTGGAATCTCCCCGGAGGCGGCGCAGATGTTACAGACAAAAGCGTTCAGCATTCAAGATATTGCCCGTATTTTTTCGTTACCGCCTCACATGCTGGCGGATTTGTCTCGTTCAACTTTTAGCAATATAGAACATCAAGATATCCAGTTCGTCCAGTATTCATTACGACCATCCGTGAAACGGTTTGAATATCAACTTGAGAACAAATTGTTTTTTGAAGGGGAATCGGATACCTATCATATAAAATTTGACCTGAACGGTTTGTTGCGTGGAGACATGGCGAGTCGTGGGGTGTTTTACCATAACGGGATACAAGATGGTTGGCTAAATCGTAACGAGGTAAGAAACATGGAAGGTCTGAACCGTGAAGCGGGTTTAGAAAAATTCATGTACCCGGCTAATTTGAACGTGGTAGGAGAAACAATAAATAAAGAGTAACATGAAAATAGACAACTATTGTAAATTTTTTGTTCGTGGTCTACCAGATGACGTGGAGACAAGTAGGACGGTAGAGTTTATCGCTAGCGATAATTCTAGGGATAGTTACAGGACCGTGTTGCCTGTTGATAAGTGGGACTTGACACGGTATGAAAAAAACGGGGTCGTAACGTACCAGCATAACGCTTTTTCGTCTGATCCGGACATGGTGATCGGTAGGGGTGTGGCACGGGTGGAAAATGACCAGTTGATCGTGGCAATAACATTTGAAACGGTAGATTTAAACCCGGTCGCTGACAAAGTTTTCCGTAAAATTTTGGTGGGAACAATTAATGCTGTGAGCGTGTTTTTTTATCCAACCAAACGAGGTTACTGGGGAACGGGTGAAGAGGCCGAGAACGGGGCAAACCCTACATATTATTATGACGGGCAAGAACTGTTAGAAGTGGCCGTGGTGGTTTTACCGGGCAATAGAAACGCGACGAAAAGAGGGGTTGAGGAGATTCCGGACATTTTATCCGATATTCATGATGCCTTGGGAGGGAAATACCAACGTTCCGAGATCATGAAGATGAAGGTTTCCGACGTTCTTGATTTGCTTGGGGATAAAAGAAATTTGCTTGATAATAAAATCGAGAATGCGGATTCACAAGGTCGTATCAGCTTGGCGTTAGCGGCTTTGGCAATGTCAAAATAATAACGTTTAAAATTTATAATTATGAGTAGAAAGATTCACGAGATTAAAAAAGACCTTTCAACGGTGGTAGAGAATTACCGGAAACTGGGGGATGATAAAAAGGACGAAGGTCAAGTTTTATTGACCAAGATTGACGAGTATACCCGAGAGCTTAATGATGCCATTGTTGTTGACGCGGCAGACAAGGCGTTAGCGGCAAACCATATCACGGATTCGGAACGTCGCGAGATCAATCGGTTTTCTTACGCCAAGTACATGCGTGAGGCTATCGATGGGAAATTGTCCGGGTTGGAAAACGAAATGGCGGCAGAAGCCAAACGTGAGGCTGCGAGTATCGGGGTGCAGTTAAAAGGTGTTGGAATTCCTCATGTTGTTTTATCAAACAAACGTGCCGCAACTGGACAGAACGTGACGGTTCCCGCGGATGGTGGTTACTTGGTGCAAGAAGAGGGACTTGTTTACGTTGATGCCTTGCGGGCAAAGCTTATCTTGAACGAGTTGGGCGTTACCTTCCTAACCGGTTTAGTGGGAAATTTACCACTCGTGAAAGGTGGACAATTCACCGCTCAATGGCTTGATGAAAACGGGGAAGTGGAAGATGAGAAAACATCCTTCTCCAAGTATTTGTTAACTCCCAAACGTGTGGCGTTGACGGGAGCTTACTCGAAACAATTATTCATCCAAAGTGGAATCGATATTGAAAATTATATCGTTAATGAATTGACCACGGCACACGCCAAGGCGTTGAACGAGGCGATGATTAACGGTAGCGGTGTATCCGGGGAGCCTAAAGGTATTTTGAATCTGGACGGGATCGGTTCTGTTGCTGGAGGGGAAAATGGTGCGGTCTTGGATTGGAAAAAGGTTGTTGGTTTGGAAACTGTCGTGGCCGTGGAGAACGCGGACCTTGGTTCGTTGGCGTACTTGACTAATTCGAAAGTTCGTGGAGCGATGAAGACAACGGAAAAGTCACAGGGAACGGCTCGCTTCCTCATGGAAGGTGGAGAGGTAAACGGTTACAAGACTGTCGTGACGAATCTTGTTCCTTCCGATATTAAGAAAGGAACGGGAACGAATTTGTCAGCCATGATTTTTGGGAATTTTGCAGATGTTGTTCTCGCACAATGGGGCGGCTTGGATTTCATTATTGACCCGTACACGCTTGCGAAGAGCGGGGATATTAAGATTGTCGCGAACGCTTTCCACGATCTCGGGTACAAGCATGAGAAAAGTTTCGCGGCGATTAAGGACATAATAACTGATTGAAAATGCTGGTGAAGATTAAAAAGCCGATTAAAGGCTACGGGTATTATGGCGGGGAGACGGTGAGTCTCCCCGATGAAGACGCGGCCCGGTTGGTGAATGAAGGGTTCGCAATATTGATACAGGACACGGAAGGAGAAGATGAAAACGTGCTCCCGGAAGGTTTACCAGCGAGAGCGATACTGGCCAGTAACGGTTTTACGAGCGTGGAACAAATTCTGGCAGCAAGAGAAACGTTAGAGGCTATCGAGGGAGTCGGGGTAAAAACAGTGGAAAAAATAATCAGTTTTTGCGAGGAGTATGAAGGTTAAACGTCTTGATATCGGTCAATCTCCTGTAACCTTGGAACAGGCTAAAAGGCATTTGAGGATAGCCTCGAATGATTTTGATGCGGACATCACCGGGAAACTTGAAGCGGCAATAACGGCAGCGGAGAATTACACCGGGCTCATGTTACGAGAATACGAGTTTTCGGTAACGGGTGATTTTGCCCGGCAAATCAAAACCGGGCTCATGCCAATCAAAGAAGCTAGCGTGAAGGTAGACGGGAACGAGATTAGCGATATAGATTGGGAAGATAGCACGGTGATCCTTCCGGGCACGTGTAGCGGAAGAAAGATCGAGATCAAGATCAAAACCGGGTTTGATGTTTTTCCGGATGATATAACAGCCGCCATATTACTTGTAACCGGGCGTTTGTTCGAAAATCCTTCTGATAGCGTGGAAAATTTACCGAAAGCATCGTCAAATTTACTTAACGCTTACAAAAGATGGGGAAGATAAATATCGGGGCGTTCACGGATAAGATCACTTTCTTGAAGGCGATTAACAGCAAGGGAGAGATTTCGCAATTGAACAGGCAATATGTCGTTCTGGATTCAGTTTTTGCTGACGTGCAAGTTCAGCCGACGAGTGAATCAATCGTGGAAGGTAACCTGATCGCTCTTGAAAAGATTCACGTGGTGACTTACAGCCTGCCTGGTGTAAACACGAATTGTATCATTCGATGGGGAAGTTATGATTATAATGTTTCTTGTATCGTGTATGATAAGACCCGGCCTTTCATGGAATTGGACGCTATAAAAATGTTGAAGGATGAAAGATAACCGTGTCGTGTTGAAAGGAGTGGATGACGTTCTTCGATTGTTGAACGATTACCCGAACGAAATCAACAAGATCGCCAAGGCAGCATTGCGTAAAGCTATTACCCCGTTGGTGAGAAGTATTAAAAGCGGTAGCCCGGTTAAAGGGGTGAAGATAAAAATAAAGCCTCTAAAGCTAATGAACCCGAGCTTGAAGTTTGGTTATTTCGGGGAAGTCGGTAATTCTAATCGCTTGGCGATCTCTCCCTGGTTTAAAGCGTATTTTTTGAATTACGGGACGTTGAATCGTAGGCATGCAAGTCACAAATTTCAAAACCCGGTGAGATTTCGACACGCCAAACAAAAAGAGGGTATACGTCCCCGGTTATTTTTTGATAAAACAGTGGAAGGACAGGAGCAACAAGTTTATGACAGGTTTGTAGAGTATTTAGTTGATGGAGTAAATAAATTTTTAGCACAACAAAAATAATGCGCACGGAAAAAGCGATTGCAGGGATTTTTAACGGGGTTGTCAACGCTTACAACATGGTTTCGAGTGTTGAAAGTTTACCCTACGCGGTATTCCAGGTGAGTGAAAATCCGGTGTCTAGTAAAGATGGTGTGTATCGATACGATTGCAGCGTGGTTATTAACATTGTTGCAGGTAATTTTGATGAATGCAAGGATATTTCAGACCGGGTTATGAAGAATTTATTATCCCTTCGAGAAGATGATCTATCCGTGACGAACTTGACGGGTTTTGGAGAAACCGATGGAGATATATACATGAGGAAAATAGAGTGTTTAATAATTGAATTTGTATAACATGGGAAAGAAAATACTTGGTTATAACATAACCTTAAAAGTGGGAGAGAAGGTATTTGCCGCGACCACGAGTAACTCGTTTGATATAACGCCAAACGTGAAAGAGTCACAAACCAAGGATGACGAGGGAACAAAAAATAAAACGGTATCAGGTTACGAGTACAGTTTCGGGGTTGATGCCGTGGTAGAGTTGACAGAGGAAGGAGAAAAGGCGACCCGGATCGGGCGTGATGAAGCTGTTGAAATGACTTTACTTGGAGAACCGGTTGACTTCGTTTATTCTGTAAAGGGAGGGAAAGCTTATAAAGGTAAAGCGATTATTTCGGCTTTTTCCGAGAAATCCGATTCCGAGAACGAGGCCACGATCTCGCTTACCTTGCAAGGAGTGTCTAAATTAACCCCGGTAGAGCCATGAAAAATTATTATTTATCAATAGGAGGAAAGAAAGTCCGGGTTGAGATGAACTGGAATGCCATGATGACCTTTTGCGAGGAAAAAGGAATTGATGACCTCTCGAAGCTGGGCGAGGACGGGAATGTAACCCCACGTGATCTTTTGACAATCATGTACTCGGCGATAAAAGAAGGGGAGAGGATGGATGGGCGCACGTTCGAGTTAACAAAAGAAGGGTTATCCGAGATCGTCAGGCCTTCGGACATCACGTTGTTCTTGAAAATCTATAAAGAACAATGCGGGGGTGGTGATGATGTTACGGGAAAAGTGGGCGTGGCAAAAAAAAAGAACGTCTTCCAACGACTTATTTCAAGGGGATAGCGCTCGGGCAGATGGGCATGACGGTAGCGGAGTTTGAAGAAATGCGGGTGGGTGATTTCTTCTTGAAACTTCGCTACTTCATGTCGGCCAAAGAAGAAAAAATTATTCTTGATTCGAACCTGATCCGGTTACAGACCGTCGAGTTGTTGAACATACAGGTGGATTCAAGAAATAGGATAAAAGACCCGAGGGATTTGTGGCGATTTCCCTGGGAGGATGAAGACGAGAACGAGGGGGTAATCCCGGATTTGGAAAGTACAGACGTGAGGCAAAATTTGAAAAACTTGTACAAGGTATGGGAAAAGGGTTAAATTTAAAAGCGATCTTTTCTGCTGACACGAGGGACGTGAAGAAGGGGGCGAAAGAAGCCCGGGAGGCTATTTCCAGTTTTGAAGGTAAGGCTTCCGGGATGATCGATGAATTCGCGTCGCTGTTTGGCACGTCAATGGGACGGATCGGGGAGGAAATGAAAACGTTCAAGGGTGGACTATTATTGATGCAGAAAGGAATGGAAGGATCGGCAGGAGGAGCCGGAGTACTTTCTAACGCTTTAAAATTTTTAAAGGTAGCGCTAATCTCCACGGGGATCGGGGCTATCGTGGTGGCTTTGGGGTCCCTTGTCGCTTATTTCACGAAGACGCAAGCCGGGGCAGACAAGTTACGTCAATTCCTCGAACCTCTAAAAACGGTGTTCCAAGTAATCATGGACACGGTTGCGGCCTTGGGCGGTAAAATATTTGACGCGTTCACGCACCCGAAACAAGCGATTAAAGATTTGTGGGAGTTCATTAAAAATCAATTCGTGAATCGTTTGATGGGCTTGGCTGGCATGGTTAATAATTTCGCTAAGGTCGTGTGGTCAGTCTTGAAGCTTGATTGGAGCGCGGTAAAAGAAAATTCAAAAGAATTGTTAACTTCTTTTAATCAAACGGTAACGGGGTTAAACAAGCAACAACAACAAAGCGCAATAAATGCCTTAAGTGCTTACGGTAATAAATTGAAGGGGACCTATAATGATGCCCAAACCCTTGAAATTCGTAGACAGAATTTGGAGAAACAACGAATCGCGTTTATAAAAGAAGAGGCTGATTTACAGCGTAAGCTGGCAGATTTGAGATTAAAAACGGAAGACAAGGAAAAGTATTCCGCGATGCAACGTTATTTCTTCAATCAACAAGCAATGGGAGTTCTTGACGTGTTGGGGCGAAAAAGGAACGCTTTGGCAAAAGAAGAGTATGATATAATGGTCGCTCAAAACGAGTTAGCTGAAAACATGAACAAGGATTACGAGGAAGAGAATAACTTGTATAAAGCGATGGTTGACACGCAAACTCAAATCCTTTCCCAAAAGAAAGAAATGGTAGCCAAGAACAAGGAGTTAATCAGGCAAGCGAAAGCCCTTGATTTTGCCATTGCTAAAAATTTGGAAAAGGAACAACAACAAGCGAAAAAGGACGGTAAAAAGAAATATATACCATTAACTTATAAATTAGAATTGGCCCCGGTAGACACGGGACCTCTTCAAAAAATTGTAACAGATTATTCGGCATTTGATAAAGAGATCGTTGATATTTCCGCTTCGATAAACGAGGCGTTTCAAAGTATCGCGGTGGGATTTGGCGAAAGTCTTGGTCAGATAATTGCAGGAACCGGGAGTTTGAAAGGGTTCGCTACGATGGTGGCGGAAGTGTTTGCGGATTTGGCGATACAAGTGGGTAAGATCGCGATACAGTTAGGTGTGACAATGCTCGCTATAAAGGCTAGTTTAAACTTTAAAAACCCTTTTGCAGCGATAGCGGCGGGAATAGCTTTGGTTGCGTTGGGAACCGCCGTAAAGGCTTCTCTCAGCCAAGTTGCGAGCGGTGGGGGAAGTTCCTCTTCAGGAAGTTATTCAAATACACTAGATGTCCGAACTGATCGTTCCGGGGAAAGATATTCAAAGGAGGTCAATTTGAATGTAACGGGAAAACTTGAAGCGAGAGGAAGTACTCTTGTTGCCGTGATTGATTCAGAAAATAAACGTAAAAGATTAACTACATAAGTTATGTACGGGACACGCTATATTTTGAGATGGGAATCAGAAAAGTACAATCACGATTACAAGATTCTGATCAAGGAACGTGATTATACCGGAGAGACGGAAAAGAAGTCTCTCGGGGAAGCTCCTTTATTGCGTAGGGATGATTCGGATTCCGGTATCTCGGGAACATCTTTAGAAATGGTCATACAAGCAGACGTGGATGGAGAATTAACATCCTTGTACACGGTCGATAACAAGAAGTTTCTCGTGGAGTTGTACAAAAACAACTCGTTAATCTGGACGGGGTACGTCCTCCCGGAGAAATACTCGGAACCTTACGTTCCCGTGCCGTACGACGTGAGCGTGACGGCGAGTGACGGGCTGGGTATATTAAAAGACATCCCTTTCACGTTAAGCGGGGAAAAGACCTTGTTCGAAGTGACACGGTTTTGCTGTAATCAAACGGGTATGACACTGGATTTTATCGTGTTCTCGTCTCTTGTCGAGTCTTCCATGAACACGGGTAACTCGATGCTCGTTCAAACCTCGCTTGACGTGTCTACTTTCCAAGATAAAACTTGCTACGAGGTTCTTGAATCAATTTTGACCTCTCTTGACGCTTTTATCACGGAGGCAAACGGGAAATGGGTGATCGCCCGTTACACCGATCTCGACAAGGAAGGTTTTCTATACTCGAATACCGGGGGATCAAGCGGGAAGGTCTCGCTAGAACCCCGGGTACTCGGGAACGTGCATTCCGAGTTGTACCCGATCGGGAACCTGGAACTGGAGATCGAACCCGCGAACAAGAGCGTTAAATTTACTAGTGATTACGATCTACGCCCGTCATTCCTTCAAAATCATGATTTCTCGGGAGGTGATTCGGGATGGGGAGGCTTCGAGTACGTGATAGCGAAGCGTAAAGGCGTGGGCTTCGCCGCGATGCACGGTAACTCGGGGAAACAGGAACGTTACATCCAGCAGTCGGTGAGCGTTGAAAAGTCCAGCCAAGCGGTGATTGTTGAGGTTAAATTTGCCCTGGCACAAATGTTTGCGTCCATGAACGGGCGTGCCGGGGAAGACCGGGAATTCGCCTTGAAAATACAGTTATCCGGGGAAGGTCAAACTTATTACCTGACGGATGAAGGCTGGGGAACGAAAGACTTCCGTTTTCCCGTTCACGGTAGCTTGCAGGATATGTTCTGGGACAGGGGTATATCAACGAATTACGTTGATGATTACGAGAGTAATTTTAAAGTAACGGCTGACGGCTTTCCCGCTTCCGGGCAATTGACAATATCAATATACAATATTTACGTGGAGATGTCCGGAACGTCTAATGTCCGGTCTTCCTTGTTCCTCTCCCACGTGATAGTGACAAATGATTATGGCAGCGGTATTGACGTGTCCGTGAACCTGGCAGAAAAAGCCTCGACTTCACACGAGGATGTTGATATATGCTTGACTGACGTTCCTTTCGTGGAGAATGCCGACAAGATGTTTTATAACGGGTTGAAGGTTGCCGGGAAATACACGTCGTCATGGGCTTGCGGTGGTAAAACTGATTCATTTTTATACACTATCTTGAAGTCCGTGTGTAGCCGGATAGGTTTTCCCCGGAAACAACTTTCCGGCACGATTCAAGGGGAGAACCTGGAGTCGTTCATGTTACTTGTAGACAAGTACAGCGATTCGTTGTTCCAGACGCGAGAATTCTCGTTGAACTTGTTAACGGACGAGATGAACGTGACGTTGGAACAGTTCATGCCGTATCAAGAATTGTCAGGAACGGCCACGGAATCCCCTCGTGTACCCGGTAACAACACGAGCGAGTACCGGAGCAGCGGGGAAAACGAAACACGAGTATACCAGAGCGGGGTGGGGGTCCCGACGAGAGTACGAGACCTTTCCCCGGTTGAATTGCAGGCAGATAGCGTGATCGAGGTAGACCGGGCGAACGTGGCGAAGTCCGGTAAAGCGACGTTGCAAAAGGTACTGGAGTTCGTGTTGAATAACGGGAAAGTTTGGACGGAAGAGAAGTTGAAAGTGGTGGAGGGGTACATCTTGTATCTCGGGGAAAAGATCAAGGCGGGGGATTCAGACATGTGGTCCGGGCACTCTTTTGATGATTACCTGGATCAGGCGGTTAAGGGCGATTCGGATGTCAAGTTCAAGAGCGTCACCTCCACCGCCTTCGAAAGTAAGGTGAAAGGATGGATCATAGACGCCCTCGGTGATACCGAGTTCCGTGACGTGCTGCTTCGCTCTTTCAAGAGCTGGAACTTCGCTTCCGGCCCGCTCGGTGCGGGCGTGGGGATGGTGAACGATGACGAGTTGCAAACGGATAAGCTACTCGTTCGAAAGATCATGTACGTGCTTGAGATGATGATACAGCGAATGAGGTTCCAGGGCGGGCAAATGGTGTTAAGCCCGGCGGCGGGGTTCAAGGTGAACTCGGTGGAGGTGTTCGATACTTACTACAGGTTACGTTGTCACCCGGGGGACTTCAACGAGTTCGAGGTGAACGATCAAGCGAGGATACAGAACTTCAACGGGAGCGATACAAAGTACCTGTGGAGCTTGGTTGTAGCGAAGGGTGACGATTACATCGACATCTCCCGTGTCGACAAGGACGGTGACGGTGTACCGGCCGAGGGTGACGAGATAGTGCAACTCGGTAACAGGACTAACACGAACCGGCAAGACGCGGTGTTGTTGTCGGCGGTGAACGGGGAGGTTGGCATATTCACTTACTTCGGGATAAACAGCTTCGATCTTTCCGGCAAGGAGGGGAGCTGGTTCGGCAAACACGGGGGAAAGAAAGGAGCTGTTATAAAGGGGGAGGTTCACATCACGGCCGGTTCTGACGGGCTTGACAAGTTCAACGAGTACGAGGAAGTAAGTCAAGATATACAAGACGCTCAAGCTTCCGCCAACGAAGCTGATCGGAAAGCACAAGCAGCCCAAGATTTTATTGACAACACCCTACCCGGTGAATTGTCCGAGCTAAGGGGAATTATTGACGGTCAAATAGAAAGTTTTTTCTACAATTATGACCCGACCATGTCAAATTACCCAGCTTCATCGTGGACAACCACGGAAGATAAGGAGAGGCACTTGAACGACACCTTCACGAATACCAGCACCGGGGCTTCTTGGAGGTTCTTGAAAGAAGGTGACGAGTACAAGTGGGTCGAGATTGCAGACACGGCAACCAAGGAGGCGTTGAAGCTAGCAGGAGAGGCCAAAAGTACGGCAGCTAGCAAGCGCAGGGTGTTCGTGGTAGAGCCTACCCCACCTTACGAGGTGGGAGACTTGTGGACGCAAGGCGTATCGGGAGACTTGATGCGTTGCGTGAAAGAAAGGTTAAGTGGTAGTTACGTGTCATCTGACTGGGAGAAGGCTAGTAAGTACACCGATGATACCAAGGTGAATAACTTGCAAATCGGGGGAATCAACCTGGCGGATTATAGCGGGGGTAATTTCTTGAATGCTCTAGGATTGTACGATAGTTCATACGCTTCAAAAGGCTCGATTGACGGGAAAACTTGCCTGATATTTAACCGGAATTCGGCAAATTGTAGGTTTGCTCCCGTGACAGTGGAAAACGGGGAATACACTTTCTCGATATGGGTCAAGGGAAGCGAGGAATACGACGCTCAAGTGTTGCATTATGACGGGGCAAATTACGGGGCAACCACCGTTCACGTGACGACGTCATGGGAAAGGAAGGTTATGACTTTCACGGCTAAAGCGGGCACTGATGTTATTCATTGGGGCACGAAAAACACGATCTACATAGCCGATTGGAAATACGAGAAAGGCAACAAGGTAACTGACTGGAGCCCGTCAATAGCGGATCAAAACAGGTATGCCACGGAGCAGGGGGAAGCGGCCGTTGACAACTTGCAGGTCGGTTCTGTCAACCTTGTTAGCAGGAAGATGATGCTAACGTGGAACGAGAAGAACAAGGATATAGCCTTGTGGGGACAGGATTCGGACGGGATATACTTGGCGATAGAGCAAAGTTTACTTTACTATAATGTTTGTGGTGGCTCGTCAAATAACGACATGTTTGGCGGTGCGATAAAATATAAAAACAACACGCAATACGTTATTTCTGTGAAATGGAAACTCGCTGGAGTTCAAAGTGGTAATAACGCGGGCTTAGTTATTTACGTGAAGTACACAGATGGAACGACAACAAGTGTCAGACTAGCATCAACTCAAACTTCACTAACAAGAGAAGATTTGGTTACTAGTAAGGGGAAAACCGTAGCGAAGATATATTCTTCTTTCGGTACTAACACGTACCGTTCACTTGTTTACTCCCTCGCCCTCTACGAGGGAAACAAGGCTTTAACCGAAATCCCTGTTGCCACGGAAGATTTGCAAGGGCAAAGTAACGTGAATCTCGTGGACGGTGGAAAAGAGGTGACGGTAACGGCAGGTGCAAGCAGTACTCATTCGCACACGGCGTTAGTTGTTCCTAAATTGAAGCCGAACACGGTATATCACCTGTCTTTCAACGCGTCGAATTTGGTAGGAAGCCCGGACAAGTACAGCGCGATACTTTATAACTATGAAAACTCGACACAATTTAACGACACGTTAAATAGTACTTCTGGTGGTATTATAATTACTAGAAACAACTTCACGGAAGGGGCGTACCATTTACTTCTTTATGCCGGTGCGGCAGGATCGACCAACGGAAATTCCGTCAAATTTACCGAGGTAATGCTTGTCGAGGGCTTCACCCCTCCTTCTTCTTACTCTCCATCCCCGGGGGACGTTCAGAAAGAGATCGAGCAATCCTCGACGATCACGAAGGATGACTTCGCGAAGGAAATGGGCTACGAGAGCTTTCAAGACATGGCCGATAAAGCGACAGGAAAGGGTGGAAAACTGGTTGTGGACGGGCTTTTGAACGCTAACTTGATAGACGTTGAAACGCTAGCCGCTAATAACGCTTTCATAAACAAGCTGTCTACGAACATCCTAACGGCCGGGTCTATCACTGCTGAAATGCTCTCCGTCGCCGGGTTCACGTTCGAGAACAACAACATTTACTCCGGCAGCAAGTTCGGTGAAGGCGCTGGCGTGAACATCGTCTCTAACATCTCCGAGCGGGCGTTCAAGGCTTACAAGGACGAGAACAACTTTGTCAGCATGTTTTACAACAGTGACACTGATTGGGGGTTGAAAGGGGTTGTCGGGAGTAAAACGGTGTTCCAGCTAGGAAACTCTGATGGGGAAGGTACTTTTATAGGTCCGTTTAACTTCACTGAAACGCAGCTTGTTTCGTCAAGTGATGTTACTATCGGGGGAACGGTATACAAGCAAGGCTTCACGTTAGAAAATAACAGGCTATCGTTTCATCATGCCGTGTCCAGCATTTATCAAAGAGGAATTCAAATGGGCGTTACGAATGGTACTAATTACGGTACGGACACGTTATTCGCGGTGGAAGGTGGCGACATATATCATCAAGGTACTGTTACCACACCTAGCGGGAGTAGTTACACTAGTCGTGCTTGTCGATTTTACGCCAGTGACATAATAGCTCGTGGCCTTTTAGAATTGAAATCACAGCTTCGTTTTAACGATGGTGCGTATGAATCAGCGTACCCGTACTCGTGGAGTTACTCCAGCAACGGCACGATCCCGACAGCAGGTAGAAGGCTTGTTTACGTCTATGGAAACACGGGCAGTGATAACCCCTGCACGTTAGGCACGACTGGGGCCATAGATGGACAAGTAATAACGATCATAAATACTAATACAAGTCACCGGTTAAACATAACGGGTACGGCCAAAGGCAATCACTGGATACTTGAGGGTTGTTGTGGCACGTTCAGGTACTTGTCGGGTTTCCAATTGTGGTACCCAGAAAGATTCAGTTGGTAAAATTAAATATAAAAACAATGGAAAAAACTGTTAAGATCAATTTCAAGGAACTGAACCTCACCAGCCTTTCCGGTGAGGTTAAAGAGATGGATACAAGAGAAGCTATCGGGGAATTAATTTACTCAGGGACTAACGGCATAGGGTACAAGTTGCTGGCCGAGAAGATTTACAAGTCGGGTGGAGAGATCGAGCTAGACGAGAACGAGGTGAAATTACTTGTCCGGCTACTTGACGGGGATTTCTTCACGAACAAGCTAACGGACGCCATCCGGGAGCACGTGAAATAAAAGAGACCTTTCCCGTCACGGTACTAGGCCTCGGCAACAAGGTTCAGGAGAACCCGTGACAAATGTATAACTTAAGGTGGGTTCTATCAATTCCATTTTTTATTTCTTGCATAAGGCAGCAGAACCCTTTAACTGTCTTGAGCAAGATAATCTTGCGTAAAGTTAAGCAATTTAATCTCCCCCCCCCAAAAAAAAATGAGGGATTTTTGCATTTTTGAGGATACACCCCGTCTCTTTTTATTGGGCAATCGCCAATTCACGTTTATTGCACACAATCTGGATGTAGCGGAAGATGTTGTAGGTCAAATTTGTCATCGCCACATTCGCCTTCGCCCGTACAATCCCTATTGTCCTGACAATAAGGCCGTGCATACTTTGCTCTTCAAAACCGAATACGTGCTCGACAAGGCAACGGGTCTTGGACTTGCGCCTGTTCTCAGCCTTCTGTTTTTCTGTCAGAGGATGATTCCGACGGCCTTTCTCGCAGATTATCGGATTCATGCCATGCTCCTTCACGGTTGACTCCTGCCCGGCATATCCTGCGTCAAGATACAAATCCTTATCCTTGTCTGACTCATCAAGCAGCTGCTCAAAACCTTTGGAATCATGCACATTGGCAGGCGTTGTTACATACGAGAGGATTACCTTGTTGCCTTTGTCTACCTTGACATGCTGCTTGTAGCCGTAAAACGTGTCACCGCGCTTCTTCGTCCAACGGGCATCCACATCCTTATGGAATTTCTTGTGAGGATTGTCATTCCACAGTTCGTCGCCCTTGCCCTCCTTTATCTTCGCATTCTCCTCACGAGTGTTGCGCTGGCGTGGGGCAACGACAAAACTGGCATCTATGATCCGCCCCTCGTTGAACTGAAGGCCCTTGGCCTCCATGAACGTACGGAAGTCTTCAAACAACTTGTCATACGCACCGACGGACGTGAGGGCTTCGCGATACTTCCAGATCGTCTTCTCGTCCGGTACATCATCCACGTTCTCTATCCCCAGAAAAGCGCGGAAACTGGTGCGGTCCACTATCTGATATTCTATCTGATGGTCACTCAGGCCATAGTAACGCTGGAGAAACAGTATCTTGAACATCAACACACAATCTATGGGAGGACGCCCGGCATTGCCCTTACGCCCGCCTGTGAACAGAGAGGCTTCCAATGTCGGACGGAATATCTCAAAGTCCACCAATGACGACAGTCTCTCTAGTGGGTTGCCTATCACGTTAAGGCGAGACGATTGATTCTCGGATTCAAACACACTTTTATAGCGTAACTTGCGATAGCGGCTTAACTTGTTCATGATCTATGATTATTTTGTCTGTTTCTGCAAATATAAGCATTTTATCCGCTTATGCAACTTATAATCAGGGATTTAATTTATAGAAGTCCCCTTNACACTTTTATAGCGTAACTTGCGATAGCGGCTTAACTTGTTCATGATCTATGATTATTTTGTCTGTTTCTGCAAATATAAGCATTTTATCCGCTTATGCAACTTATAATCAGGGATTTAATTTATAGAAGTCCCCTTAAATTTAATTATCATGAACAAGAAGCAAATTTTTTGGTTGATCGTGGCTATCGTGGTGGTGGCGTTGATCGATTTCGTCAAGGTCGTGCCCGTGTGGGCGTCTTTGATAGGTAGTGTTTCACTCGCTTGCGGGGTTATCACCGGGTGGAGAGGCAAGATGTTTTACGACAAGTACATCAAATCGGAATAGTCATGGACGAGAGAAATGTAATAGGCGGTTTCGTGATGGCAATCATGAGTAACCTGTTTGATTTCATGGAGCCTTTGAAGTGGTTTCTATTACTTGGGTTTATCTTGATCATGGTAGACCTTCGATTTGGTATAATGGCGGCCAAGACACGCGGGGAGGTAATACGTCCTTCGAGGGCTGTCAGGAGAACCGCGAATAAAATCATCGATTACTTGTGCTGGATATTCGTTGCCGGGGCGATGGGGAAGGCTTTCGGGATTCCTTTTGACCTTCCCATTTTGCCCGCTATCGTTTTGCTCGTGGTGTACGGGTGCGAGATAAACAGTTGCTACGGGAATTTCTTCGAGGCTCACGGGAAAAAGGTCAAGATCAACATTTTTAAATTATTCGCCAAGAAGGCGGACATAATAGAGGTAAAAGATGAATAACGAGAAATTAAGCGAGAACTTCGATCTAGAGGAGTTCACTAGGAGTGATAAGGCTAAAGAACTAGGGATAACAAACGAGCCGGGAGAGAAAGAATTAGCAGCGTTGCGGGAGTTGGTTAGCCGGACGATACAACCTTTACGGGACAAGCTCGGTGTTCCAATTCACGTTAATTCGGGATACAGGTGCCCGGAGCTAAACAAGGCGGTTGGCGGTGTACCTACATCGCAACACCAGAAAGGGGAAGCGGCAGACTTGAGCATTGACGGGAAAGCGAGCGATATACTGGAAGCGTTAGAGAATAACAATATTCCCTTCGATCAAGCCATACTTTATAGGAAGCAGAACTTCCTTCACGTGTCATTAAAGCTTGACGGGGTGCAAAGAAGTAACGTTATAATAAAGACATAAGATGAAAATATTGATAGTGTTAATCTTGTTATTGTTATCCGGTTGCAAGAGCGTGAAGTACGTTCCGGTCGAGACTGTGAAGATCGAGAAAGAGTATATTGACAAGTGGAAACGTGACAGCGTTCACGTCCGTGATAGCGTGTTCGTCCTTGTAAAGGGTGATACAGTTTTCAAGGACAGGTGGCACACCGTTTACAGAGGGGAGTACACCAGGGATACAATTTACCGTCAAGACACGATACGTGAACCTTACCCGGTTGAAGTAGTCAAGGAAAAGTATAGGGTTCCTAAATCGTTGTGGTGGCTCGTCATATTGCTAGCGGGTTTAAGCGTCCCGTCCATCCTTAAAATACTGCGTAAACTCAAACTGATAAAGGTGTAAAAAATGTATGGTTTTGGAGGAATGAATATTAATTGTATATTTGATCCTGAAAAATGCTGAATAAATTATGAAAGGATTAGAAGTGTTCCAACACTTGTTCCAACATTATTTGTAAAATATTAAATAATAGTTTTTTATGAAAATATGTTGGTTCTTGTCTTGGGCACAAATCCCCTTCTTAATCGATTGATTTTGAAGGGGATTTTTATTAGTAAGGATACGTGTTACAAGGATTTCAATTTGGATATGTCCTTTCAGTTATCGCAATGTGGGCCTAAAGTTAAAAACCAAAAATAATCTATTGGGCAATTTGATTCCATAAATAATATTTGTACGTTTACAACGTAAAATAAAAGAAACACCATGGATAGAGCGTCAAAAAATGTTCACTTTGAGGGGAAATGGGAAGGAGCTAATAAACAAGTTGAGGTTAAATTATCACTTATCATTTTTGAGGATAGCGGCTCGCAGGTCGTGTATTGTCCGGCTTTGGACGTGTATGGTTATGGTGTCACGGAAAAAGAGGCATTAGATTCTTTCAAGGTTTGTCTTGGCGAGTTCTTGAAATATACCCTTAATAAGGGGACATTACATTCCGAGATGGCAAAAATGGGATGGACGATAAGGAAAAAGAAGTTTACTCCGCCTTTATTCTCTAAACTGCTAAAGATTAACGAGGACTTTAGTGATATATTCAACAATCATAATTTCAAAAAAATAGATCAAAATATTAACATCCCAATTCTTGCCTGA